TTCAATTTTTTCAGGGTTCAATTTTTTCAGGGTTCAATTTTTCCTGTACATTACAATTGTAAAATGATTTAAAGACTTCAAAATAGGCCATATACGGAATGACCGATAGTTCCAATAGTTCTGGGGAAGAGGTAATACTAAACTCTTCCCCTACTGTGGCTAAAAAACAAATCAGTCCAGCAAAAAAGTGGTGTTTTACCCTTAACAACTACACAGAAAGCGATGTGAGTTCCATTGTTCCACAATTACAGCAGTTGTCTAAAGTGTTGATTGTGGGTAGAGAGATAGGTGCAGAGTGTAACACTCCTCACCTACAAGGGTATCTTGAATTCCTTACGAAGCGAAGGCCGTTATCACTAAACCTCACTACGAGAATTCACTGGGAAAAGGCAAGGGGTAATCGCCAACAAAATGTTGATTACTGCTCCAAGGACAACGATGTGCTGTTGTCTCATGGGCTTCCTAAACCAGTCAAGACAATCACTCCTGATCGCGACTGGGAGGTTTCAATTATTACACAAATCAAGGAAGAGCCTGATGACCGAACCGTCCATTGGCTCTGGGGTGAAGGGAATATCGGAAAAACCAGCTTTTGCAAGTATCTGTGTGTACATCATGGAGCTATTATGCTGTCTGGGCGTGCTGGTGACATGAAGAATGGTGTGATTCAGTATCTACAAACAAATGGAGAGTGTCCAAGTCTTGTTCTAATTAACATTCCTAAAAGTTTTAACAGGGATAGTTTAGATTACGAGGGCATTGAGGCTGTAAAAGATATGTGCTTCTATTCTGGTAAATACGAGGGTGGTATGGTCTGTGGTAACTGTCCTCATCTGTACGTCTTTGCTAACGAGCCTCCTAACGGTGAGAAGTTGAGTGCTGATAGATGGGATATTGTTGAGTTGGATTAGGTTTCAATTTTTATCATGTGTAAGTTCCTCTTCGAGGACTGTTACACATGATATGTGAACTGTACGTCTGTGGTTGCCCCTAACGGGGCGTTTATGTTACAGGTTGCGTCGTCGTTCGGGGGGAGGGGACCCTCATTCCCTCCCCCCCTCTCTCTGTGGGCGACGCGGGGGGTCTTCGACACTGTGGCTATTTTGTCTCATTTGTCTTCTTTTCTAAATTTATTCGTCGATGAAAGCAGTTGCTCCATTGACTTGAACGTTCCAATGATTTGAAGCACGTTCTCCAGATGAAGTGTTTTTACTGATGATAATCGTATGAGTGACAAAGTTGTAATCGATAGGTTCAAGAGTAGTTCCTATTGCTGATCCAAATGGGTAGCGTACCTTGGTTTTTGGCTTGGGTAACCAGTATTTCTTAAAGCGAGAAGATGGATGATTTTTAACATTAGGTGCGTATCCACGAACCAATGCGTCACTTGCGACATTTGTAATTACAGGGGTAGTAAGGGTAAAGCGTTCCTCTCTTACAATGGTCCACATTTGCTTGTTGACAAACCATGTGAAGGCATCTTGGGTAGCCATGTCATCTATGAGACCTTTGGGTTTACCTTGTTCATCTAAAAAGAGGTTGTAGCCGATAGAGGGTTCGCCGATGTCATTGACATGAACACCTTGGGCGACCATTTTGTCTCTACGAGCACGTACCTGAATTAAGCGAAATTGGTGAGGAAGGGCGGAATCTAACAGACCATCAGCGGTTGCAGTTGCGAGAGGGTCCATTGTGATATTGAGATTCAGATAAGTAGAGGTGAATTTGCAGTACTTACCGATTATTTGGCCTGCTCCTGTTCCTTGGGTTAAAGCGTATCCTCCTAGTGCATAGGCGATTGTACCTCCTGAATCTACATTCATTTCGTCGTTCATGTTGGTGAGAGTACTACCAGTCTGTAATACGAGGCAAGAGAGTGCGTTGTTGGTGAGTCCAGCAGATGTAAGACCTTGACATGGGAGGTCTTGAAGGTAACCGTCCGAACCAGGGCCATTAAGGTAGTTCTTCATTGGGATGATTTTCTTTTCTAAATTGTTGTTGTTGTACTTACGCATATTGTTGAGAAAGGATTTGGTTGGCTTCGGGCCTCGGTACTTACGCTTTGGGCGACGACGGCCCTGCACACCCTTTGGGACATAGGGCTTACTGTTGGAATACTTACCACGACCTTTAGGCTTAAAAGGACCAGGGTAGTAAACCTTGCGAGTCATTGAGTACGGCATGTTTATACACTATGTGGAGAAAATAATTGAAATGGTTTCAATTTTTTCGGTTTCAATTTTTTCGGTTTCAATTTTTTCAGGGTTCAATTTTTTCAGGGTTCAATTTTT